ACCTATAACAGTTCAATATATACAACACAAGAACCATATAGTAGGGCTGCTAATTTCGCTCTAGATCAAAATGGTAGTGGTGCTCTATTTTTAATTATTGCTGATGATGGTACAGATCAATCATTTTCAGTAAAACGATTACATACCGATAGAACAACGACAACTGGTAACTGGTCTAAAACTTATACTCAAACAAGTGATCCTGATGATTATAATATATTTAAAGCAGAAGTAGATAGCTCAGGGAATCTAATCGTAGCAGGTAGTGCATCAAAAGCTGATTCACCTGCTGATGTAAGACCATTTGTTGTAAAGATAAATGGATCAACTGGTGCAGTAACTTGGTGTAAAGCTTTTGGAACTCAAAATCATCATAATGTAACCAATGGTAGTTCTATCACTGCTTTCTGTATAGACGAAAGCGATAATATTTATATGGCTGGCAGAGTAAGAGGTGTAGATGCTGATAGCAACCCTATACATCCCTATGTAATAAGGATAGATAGTGATGGAGATTTAGGATGGGTCAAAGGTATATATGGTTATAGTGGATGGGGAAATGGTATGGTCCAGGGATTAGTACATATAACACCTACATCAAATGCAACTTCTGATTATATTCGTCTTCTTTTTAGAGCCGGCAATGGAGCCTCTAATGAAAATATTATAATGGAAGTAAATAAAAGCAATGGGACAGTCAATAGTACTAAATATATTACAAGAGATACAACACACTGGGGGCCAACTTCTGAGTATCCTGCTTCATACCTTCCTGAAAGTTTTCATTTGTCTCATAATGGTGATTATTATCTAACCGTTCTCAGGAACAGTGGAATTGAAATAGCAGTATTAAAAATAAATTCTGATTTTTCATCTATAACTTGGGCTAAAGAATTTACTCTTGGAGGAAGTAAAGATTTGAGATTAGATAATTGTAGAACAGTTGGTGTTGCTGTAACTAAAAGTGATGATGTTATTATAACTTGTGCCACAACTGCAAATGAATCTCCAAGTAATAGATGCAATGCCTATATTGCATCTTTAGATAGCTCAGGAGACACAAATTGGCAAAGAGTTATTGAGCATGATTATACTACTAATTCCGTAAATCTTAGATTCCTCCCATATGCAGTAGAAGCAGATACAAAAGATAATTTTTATTGGTGTGGTTTAGCACCATTTCCAAGCACAAGTGGAAGCGTAACTCAAGTTGGAGTTGGAATCATAAAACATCAAGCTGATACTGCTATTCCAGCAGGTAATTACATTACTGATAATCCACATGGCCATTCAGATACAATAAATGGGTGCTATGAAATAGAAGATACAAGTCATATGACAATATCTGCTGGATCATGGAGTATTACCTCTTCTTCTCAGAAAGGCTTTGCTCCAAATATGCCTACATTTACAGGAAGTAATGACAGTAATGCAACTTGGAACTTAAATACAATTACTCTTAATGTGGCTGATCTTTCAGCTTCTGACGACATTTACTATTCGGCAAACCTATGACAACACTTGGATTTTTAGAAAACAATGCCATAACAAAATGGCCTATAAGTCGTTCTTTTTTACAAAGCAAGTATCCCACTACAAGCTTTCCAAAAGACTTAGAAAAAGCTAATTTAACTGAATTTAATGTTGTTACTATTAAAGAAACAACAAAACCTTCACATGATTATAAAACACAAAAAATCGCTGAAATTGCTCCTGTATTAATAGATGGTACTTGGACTCAAAAATGGGAAATTACATCTTTAACAACAGATGAAATTAATAATAATAAAACAAATATTTTATCAAATACAAGAATAGAAAGAGATGAACTTTTAAAAGAATCTGACTGGACACAAACATCAGATTCTCCACTAACCAGTGATAAAAAAACTGAATGGGCTACATATCGACAATCCTTAAGAGATGTACCTTCTCAATCGGATGTCTATAACATTACTTGGCCTACAAAACCTTCTTAAATGAAAAGAACAATCATTGACGTAATTTCTTGTATTTCATTTCTTGCCTTCCTTTCTGGGGCTGGAGGTTTAACCTATGTTTGGTTGAATCAAGACTCAATCAAACAAAAGATAATTACTGAGGTAACTAAATCTTTGCCGATTCCAAAAGATTTACCTAAACTTCCTACAAGTACAGGCCCAGCACTTCCATTTTGATTAAATCTTTTAATGGCTTTACAACCTTTCTTTTAGGGTTTGGATTAGTAGCAAGTAATTTTTATACGTTAAACTTGCTGGCACGTAAGGATTCTGGTATTCCAGATATAGCAAAACTCAGTAGCACTCCATATAGTTCCTTTTCTATTCGCAGTAATAAAGGTGCTGATGGATCGGAAGAATGGACAATGGCTTCTAAACAACACGATCCAAAAACAATGTTGTTTTACGAGGACTCAGAACAACCTACTTTCAATGGCAAGGTTAAGAAGAGACACGTTCATAAAGAATCTGTAGCTCAGTTTGCTGTCTTTCCTCAAGGAGAAGGAGAAAAGCTAACAGCAAAACAGATTGAATGTATAGAAAAACGTGCTCAAGGGAAATCAAATGGAATGATGATTGCTGACGCTGGATCGGTTCAGGTAACACCCGCAATCGCTGGAATCCCTGTGGTAGGACCAGTTTTGGCAGGAATTTTCTTTGGACAAGCTAGAAAACAAGTAGGAAATGTTGCAAGTGATATTGCAGGTCAGTGGAACGATTGCTAAGTGGAAATAAAAGAAATCAGGATTCAAGAGATTCCTGATGCTTCTATTGATACAACAATTATTCGCACTTATCTACCTGAAATACCTAGCAATATTGGTTTTCCAGTAATTCAAATGCCTGGTTGTGTACGGGCTAGAACGCTTAAAAATAAGAATTTAGTAACTAATGATGAGCGTGGAAATTTAATCCTTTGTGATGGCAATGTTCCAACACTTGAGAGCATGACTGTTGATTGGACTGGTGTTGAAAATGTTCAATCTGTTCAACAAGAAGAACCTGAAATTATTGCACCTGTCCCCAAAGTAGAAACACCAAAAGAACAAACTAAAACAGAAAAAAGAACAACAAAAAACAAAACTAAAAAAGATAACAACACAGAAAAAGAAAGCATTGCGAAAAACCTTGAATTGCCAAAAGTTGATTTAAAAGGTATCAACACTAATGCTTCTATTGACCTTCCTTGTCCTTTGCCTGGTTCTCCTCCTCCTGGGGCTGTTGGTAAGTTTTCAACAAAGGTTGTTTTACGTTATGAAAAGAATGGTGATTTATGTGAAACCATCTATCAAGACCGAGCATTATTTGACGTTATTAATTCATATACGCCACCGCCTAGCACCATTGTAAATACATCTACTATTGCTATTACTTCTGTTGTTGGTGTAACCGTAATTGGGCAACCTTTAGCTAAGTTTTTCCAGAAACAATTAAAAGGACAAGCTAAAAGTTTATCAAAGAAAATAACTAAAAAATTGCTTGCTATTCGGGGGAAGAAACCTCTTGTAAAGTCCCTTTCTGAAAGGCGAAAGGATCAGAGGAATTTGAAGAAATAGAATGTTTATGATCTGGCAGGGTATTAGGAGGATTGACTAGAACAACATCTTCACAAACAACATGACTAGGTGATGATTTTTTATACATAACGCCCAGTTTTAATTGCTCAGCACAAATTTTTAAACGGCTAAGAGCATAATCTAACTTTCTGGCTTTGTATGCTTGTTCTAGATATTTAACCCTGCTATTTTGTGCAGCTACGCAGTTATTAGTCATACGACGATCTAACGGAACAGCTATCGTGGCAGTCACACCGTAATTAAAACTTAAGTTGTTACGAGCTTGTCCTGTCCTTATTGGCTTTTGATACAAAACTCCACCTGGGTTAGTTAAGTTACCTGCATCATCTGTTCGATCATCATATATATTTTCTAGATAAGTTGGTTCAAAAGGATCTTTCCAAGTGTTAACTTTAGAAATGAATGGATTAATAGTCAAAGTTGTTCCACTACAACGGATTCCATCACCTAATTCTTGAAACATAAAGCTACCACTTTGTACCTGAATACCCTGGTTAATTACTGACCCCTGTGATGTGGCCGAAGGGCTTGCTATTGTTGTAGAGTTAGCAAAGACTGGCTGACTAAGTGTTATTGAGTAAAGACAGAGACCGATTCCACTAAGGATTCTGTTGTTGTGGTTCGGTTTATTGTTGTTATATTTGATAGTCCTGGGTTTTGTAATGTTTCTGTAAACGAAAATGCGTTGCCAGCAATTTTTATTCCCCAGTCGGGTTTGTTTGCTGGAGTTACATCTACTGATGTCCATGTAAAAGTGATGTTGTCAATAGTTTGAGGCGTGTTTAATACAGCTTGAGGAGAGATAACATTGGAATTTATTGGTTCAATATTATGACCACTTACGACATATTCATAACCAGAACGATGATCTACTGATGTAATTGTTTCAGTAACTACAGTTTTAGTTTCTTGACGTGAATTAAGCGTTCCCGTAGAAAATGTTGGGACGACGGGAACAGCAGAAACGCTAGTAGCTGAAAAGGATATGAATAACAATAATTTATATATTTTATGCACTATTTAACAGTTATTTCTGAACTTGTTTGTCCTGTTGCTGTCGTTCCAGCTCCTCCTGCTGTAATGGTTAAAACACCAGCACTTGTTACCGTTCCAGCTAAATTCCCAGCTACACCTCCAGAAGTTACAACTGTATTACCAAAAGCAGGCATATCGGGAACCACTCCGGCGGAAACATCAACGCCTGAGCCTATAGCTGGAATAGCGTCACCCTGTATGTAGCTTTCTTCGTATGAAAATGCACTTCCTACAGTGTTTACCTCCATAACACCTACATCAAGAATTGCTGCTGCTGTAGCAGTTGGGGCGGTCAACTTACCGAAATGCTCGCCTGTGGTGACTTTCATATTTGAGCCTGACACAGCGTAAGTTGATGGAACTCTGATAGCCTGAACTGCGGCTCCATCAACTTTCAAACTTGCTGATTGAGTATGTTTGATTGCGATGTCTGCGTTGGCTGGAGAAGCCAAAAGCAACAACAAAGGAAGAAAGCGTTTCATAAGTAAGCTTTTGAAATCTGTGCTAGTAATCCTAATACTGCCAGAGCAGCACTGACGAGCGCAGCAGCTTGGAATACCCTTTTCTCTAAAAGTCTAACTCTATCTTCTAAATCGTTTATCTTTTCTTCTGCTCGTTTGAGTTTCATTTCTTGGCAGACAATACGAGTTTCCTGCCGAGCGTCAATAGAAAGATCGCCTGAAAAATCTCCTGTCATACGTTTAGGCTCCCATCATTTTGAACATTTTTTCCTGTAATTGGATCAATTCTAAGAACGTCTGGTTTTCTTGTAATTAATTCAATAGGCTGCTTTATAACAATGGTTTGATAACCTCCTCCCATTGGCATAGTTCCATTGCCATTTGATTCCTCTTCTTTCTTTTTCTTTTTAGAGCCTCCTCCTCCTCCTACACTTACGCCCCAGCCTGCAAGAATATTCCCAAGAAGCCCCGCAGCAAAAGTCGAGTCCACACGGGGCTGGTCAGGAATATCCATTCCAAACATCCTATTAGGAAGTTTTAAATATCCGAGGGATAATACGCATAAGCACCAAGTTAAAATAGCCGCCTGAAATGAAGTGCTGACCAAGAACATTATCTTTTCTTGATAGTCAGGTTTATCTTCTTCTTCTATTACTGGGCTGACTGTTTTAGCTTTAGCTTCAGGATTTGGTTTGTCAGCCATAAAATAAAAAACAAATACGATCTAACATTACATATAAAAGGTTAAAGATGCCTCAAGAAGTAATCGCTGCCTTAACAGGAGCTTCTATTTCAGCCTTTCTAATGGTTTTGTCTAACAGATCACATAGGAGAGAAGCTGATATTCGTGAAATATTCCATCGATTAAACAAATTAGAACAAGATCTTGCAAGAATACAAGCACTTAAACCAAATAAAAATTTATGGAAAAGGTAAGTTCATACAATCCTCAATGGCTTTTAGAAGATAAACAAAGAGTTTTAAATATGGAACGTTGGTACGTTCTTGATGGAAGACATCTTCCTTCTCATCCTCAACATGGTATTTACACTGGATTGGCAGACAAAAGTCAAGAATTAGAGTTAGATAGTCTTGAAAGTATTGAATAAAACTATGGAAAACCCAGAAATTCCTTTTGATCTTTCTTTTGTATTAGAACTTGCAAAACCACCTTCTTTAGAAGAAGAATTAAAAATGGAAAAAGAACTTATAGTTTTAAAAAAACTAGATGACATAGAAGCTGTTAAGCACTTTGCAGAAGATCTTGCAAGACAAAATCATCAACAAAGCCTTTTTATTGCTGGATGTATGAGTAAAATTGCAGAATTACAAGCAAAAATTATTTGCATGAAAAATCCAGTTTCACAAAAAAAAGATAACTTGCTAAAAAAAATATTAAAGTTATTTTAAAAATGTCAGTAGGTAATGCTGCTGACTGCGACGAAAAAAGAAACAAAAAGCCTTTTGTATTTCCCCATAGTACAAAAGGTTTTTTATTGGAAATTTTTTAAAGCGTATAGTTGTGCAAATTGTTTTTTGCTATAATGAGCATTACTTTCTGTAAGAAGTTTTAATTGACGAGTTGGTAAATATTGGAAAAAAGATAAAAAGCCTTCTCTTGGTTTAGGACTTCTATAAACAAATAATGAACCAATAGCATTTAAGATTTTTAACACAACATCATTGTCATAAAAACAATCCCATTCTATCTAACTACGCTTTTTTAACGCTATATTATTTTATAAACACAGAAATTCATGAACAATAAAAACAATAAAGACTTATTAGAAGTTCTTCATACAGAACTAATTAAAGAACTATTAGACCGTATTAGACATGGTGATGCTAAACCTTCTGACTTAAATGTAGCGAGACAGATGTTGAAAGATAATGGCATTGAATGTTTGCCAGTACCAGAATCTCCCTTTGGTGATCTCATGGCATCTCTTCCTGACTTAGAAGCTATCCACCCTTTAGAACGTTAGTGTGCAACCTTTACCAGAAAAGCTACAAGACTTTAGATACTTTCTAATTCTTACTTGGAGGCATCTAAACCTTCCTGACCCAACACCAGTACAACTAGAAATCGCTGAATACCTTCAACACGGACCTAGAAGAAAAATAATTCAAGCCTTTAGAGGTGTAGGTAAAAGTTGGATTACTTCTGCCTATGTGGTCTGGAAGTTACGGATGGACCCACAACTAAAGTTCCTTGTGGTTTCAGCTTCAAAAGATAGAGCAGATAATTTCTCTACTTTCACAATGAGACTAATAACCGAAATGGATATATTGGCTCCACTACGTCCAGATGCCTCTCAGAGGAACAGTAAGATTAGTTTTGATGTAAGACCAGCAAGAGCTGACCATGCCCCTTCTGTGAAGTCTGTAGGGGTCTTAGGACAAATGGCTGGTAGTAGGGCGGATGAGGTAGTAGCAGATGACGTAGAAGTTCCTAATAATTCTTTTACTCAACCGATGAGAGACAAACTCTCAGAAGCAGTTAAAGAATTTGATGCAATCCTCAAACCAAAAGGCTTAATTACTTTCCTTGGTACTCCTCAAACTGAACAATCCCTTTATGGAACTTTAGAAGAAAGAGGCTATAGCACTTGTATATGGCCTGCTAGATACCCTCCTCTTAAAAATAACTATGGAGATAGACTCGCTCCTAAACTTCACCAAAGGCTTATAGATGAGCTTGTAAAGCCTAAAGATCCTGTTGACCCAGATAGATTCAATGCAATAGATCTGATGGAACGTGAGGCTTCTTATGGCCGTTCTGGCTTCTCTCTACAGTTTATGTTGGATACTTCTTTATCCGACCAAGACAGATACCCTCTTAAACTTTCTGACTTAATAATTTCATCAGTTAACCCTGAACACGCTCCTGAAAAAGTTATATGGTCTAATTCTCCTGAATATTCTCTCCCTGATCTCCCTTGTGTTGGTTTTAACGGAGACAGATACTACAGACCTGCTCAAGAATTTGGTGACTGGATTGAATACACAGGTTCAGTTATGTCTATTGACCCCTCTGGTAAGGGTAAAGACGCTACTGGTTATGCAATCGTAAAGATGCTTAATGGAAACCTCTTTGTAACTGATGCTGGTGGCCTTGTGGGTGGTTATGACGACAGAGTTCTAGAAAGACTTTCTAAATTAGCTAGAGATCACAAAGTTAATACCATCATCGTTGAAGAAAACTTTGGTGGTGGCATGTTTGCTGAACTCCTTAAACCCTATTTAATGCGCTATCACCCCTGCCAAGTAGAAAACGTCAGAAACAACAAAACTAAAGAGTTCCGTATTATCGATACCCTTGAACCTGTTATGAACTCTCATCGATTAATCATTGATAGGAAAATCGTAGAAAAAGACTACAGATCCAATACAAATGAAGCACCAGAAAGAAAATTAAAACTCCAGCTGTTTTATCAAATGTCCCGCATAACACGTCACAAAGGCTCCTTAGTTCATGACGACATCCTAGATGCTCTATCTGGTGCTGTCTCTTATTGGACTGACTACATGTCTGCTGATGAAGATAGAAACATCCAACACAGAAAAGATGAATTACTTCACCTTCACTTAGATAATTGGGGCTCCTCTATGAATAAAACCATCACCCAAACAGCTCTTGGTATGTCCCTTGAACAAATTAAACAAACTAATGATTCAGATACCTCATTCATTAGCTCAGCTTATTAACCCCCTATATTGGAGAGAGGGGGGAAAGGGGGGTGAGAGGTACTAAGCTAAATAAACAAGACTACATAAGACTACATAAGATACTCCATAGAGGCAGCTGCTACAGAATCTTTCTTATTCTTCTAAACCACTAGCCAATCCATTCACAACCCTATAGCTACTCCTATAACCTCTTATAGCTTTATCCTATAACAGTACCTATAGTCCCCTTAGGTCAGGCTTTAGACAACCTTCAAGACACTTCTGGGCCGTCTTGATAACCTTCTAAAGGGGTTGGTTGGTGGGTTTTGACCTCTCCTTGGGGGCAATTAGCCCCCTTTTGTTTTGGCGAAAAAATCTGAAGGGGTATACGTATATGTGGAAAGCTAAAATTCCCCCCTTATATGGTCATTTTTTAGGGTTTAAAAGGTTTAATTCTTCTAAATCATTGATATAACTAGTTATCAACTGGACTTATAATCCAGTAGGCAGGGGAAACGGGCAATTATTGACACTTTCTAGGTATTTATACTTATATTTGTATTCAATCGGTGCGCCCATCTAAACAAGAATCAATAGCAGGTTAACAGAATGAAACAATAGGGCTATCAGAGGGAAGTCAAAGGAGAGAAGAAGCAGAAGCTACAATGAAGCGTAAATAAAGATACAAAGGATACTAGATAGGGCTAGACAAACACTAAGTAGATATATAATTAGTTTAGTTATCAGATTTATCTGTTAGCTAGTCCCAGAGAACCTTTAAAAATGAACCTTGATTCTTTAGATGCTTATCCAGCAAAGTTTAAAGCTATTCGTACTTTTTATGAATGGTCTAATAACTTTCCTAGGGGAAGAAGACAGGATAATAATCCTTTTGATT